GTGCTCTAAAACGTTCTGTAAATTGTTTTTCTTCCATTAGTTTAGCCATAAGCCATTCGTCTAATGCAATATTTTTGTATTCGTCAGGCATAAACAATTCACCTTGACATACACCGTCAAAAGTCTTTTGATCTACATCTAGCGGAATATACTTCTGTAGTTTGTCAAAGCCTTGTTCTTCCATTGCGGCATTGAACTTGTCTACATCATCGTTTGCATCACACAATACCACATGAACTTTATCCGCATGACCTGAATAGATCATATCGATAAGATCGCGGTTAGAGAATCGTGGTATACCTAGGTCGTCTGTTTTCATAAGCATAAGTGTATTTTACGACACTTTGATAAGATTGTCAAGTCCTTCTTCGCCATTTTCTTGTTGATTTTTCAACATAGCTTTAGCACGGCGTGATCGTGCTTCATCTTTAAACATTTCTAAAATAACAGAAATTTGCTGCTGAACTTGTGGGTTTCTTGATTGGAAATATTTACGGCTCAACTCTGAAATTTTTTCTTCAACTTCAGAGTCTGATAGTACACTAAAATCGTCTAGTAGAGGATTAAACATTAAAGTTCCTCATATATTCCCATGTAATTTAAATAAACTGTTTGACCGCCATCTGTGGTCCAAGCCTCAATAAAAATAGGAGAAGTAATATCTGCAATTTCTGTTGTAGTAATAAAATTATCATTTGCGTCTGTTGGCCAAGCGGTTGCGTTTACACGTAGTGTTCCGCCATTTGCTGCTTCCCATGTAATTCTAGTACCAGGATTAGCACTTCTAATAGCCATTTTAAACTTACCGTATTCGCCTGTTGCAGGCCAACCACCTAAAATTAAAGTAACATCAGTATCAACAGTAACATTCTGATACAATCCATCTGACCATTCAAGTGTTGCATCTTGGTTAATATTTCCAGTGTTATACACTGCTGACGAAACTGAACGTGTAGAAGCATTATCAATAAGATTTCCGTTAAAATTATTTGCTTGATCTAAACGTGCTGAGTTAGTAAGTAGTGTACTTAATTCTCCGTTTGCTGATTGTAATGATGTTTTAATTTCTCTAAAGTTATCTCTAAAACCTTGAGAATCGTTATCCTGTCCAGCAACAGGAAATTCTTCATCTATGTCTGTAAAAGTTACGGTACTATCTGCCATTTTTATATCTCCTAAAACTATTTATCGTTATTAAATGTTGTGTCTATAGTTTGCGAACAGGATATATTTAGAGTTACTAGACTCTTTGGTACTATCCATTAAATATCTATCTACATCTAAATTAAACTTACTAAAATCAAATCCACTTGCTTTAATAGCACTTAAAATGATTCGACTAGTTCCTGGTTTGCAATAACATAATACTATTGCAGGTGTATATCCTAATTCATTTACACTTCCTGGCTGAGATGATCTCATCCACAGCGGTACAAACTCTCTGTTTGTTATACCTAAGTTTCTAATTCTGTCACGCATATTATTTAGATTACTAATATAGCGTTTATTATCTAAACTTTGAGATACGTTAACTTGTTTGTTGTCTGCTTTAATTGTATTTTCATATTGCGGACGTCTTGTATTTGTTGGACCTAGCCCTAATAGTATTTTTAATATATTTTCTTCAGTCCTCGAATCAACGTTAAAACCTTGTTCGTTCCATTTGATTGTTTGTGTTCCGTCGTCTCTTGTAGTAATATTAAAATCAGAACCAAAAATTACTGTATAATTTCTGTTCCTTGTGTTTATAACAAATTGCGGAGGTGTGTCGTATTCATAGTAATAGTTATCTACTGTTGTACTTGCAATATCTGCTGTAATTTTATTATCAGTAATAATTTTAAAATTAGTTCTAGTACGACCAACGTTAGTATCATTTGGATCAATTATTTGCAAATATATAACTTCGTATACACTGTCATTTGTTCCTGGCACATTTGCTATAGCAGTTTTTAAATCGCCGACAACATATTGTTTACGCTTGTGATTTGCAGCTGCCGCTGCTACAAATTCGTCTATATCTACAGACTCAATTCCCGCATATGCTAACATTTTAATATCACGCTGAACACCAAAATTTGGATCTTGTGGTCTATAAATATATTCGGGAATAAATATTTCTGGATCTGACACAAAGTCTGCATATTCCTTTCTTATATCTTGTTTTAGGAAAGGTTTCAAATATAAGTTATTATATTTCTTTGTATCAGGATCATTTACTTTTATTTTGAATTCTTTTTTAGCAATACTATACTTGTATTGATCTTCTGCATTTACAGTAAACTTGTATTCTCTGTCAATAGTAGTTTCGCCGCCGTCGTATATTATAGTATCGTTATCAAATACAATAAGTCCAAAACGATCATAATCAAACTCTACCCATAGTGCGCTATCATTGTCAAATACATTAGAACTAGTACTTAAATGGTCACTAGCTGTAGTGTATAACTGTCCGTCATGTTTTACAATATCGCCAACTTTATAATTACGGCCGCCACGCCAGATACTTTTATAAACGTTTTGTCCAAATGCATTTACTTTACCGACAATTTCACCGTCAAATGATAACTGTAATCCAGGAGGAAGTCTGCCACTTTCTAAACTGTATAATACTCTGCTGTTAGTAACATTTGTTTGTGCTTCTACACGTAGCACACTAATAATATTAGTATTAATAGTTCCTAAGTCAGAATCTGTAATCCAAGTTGTTTCGCTATTAATTTCGCCTAATAATCGTAAGGTAAAAGTTTTACTAGTACTTACATTTTCATCAATTTGATCCGGAGTAAAACGTGTTGCTTTAATTGTAAATTTGTAAGTTTTTGTTACTTCTGCTTGATAAGGTATACGTCCTGCTATTTCACCGTTGGAAGTATCTAGCTCCATACCAGGCGGAAGTATACTAGCACTATTGTCGTCATTAGTGCTTTCTAAACTATAATTTACAAATCCAACTTGTGAGTTTGTGTCGATAATATCAAGTGCAATAGTAACATAGTTGTTTGCACGTTTAATACCTAAGTCTCCCGGAGTAATCCAAATAGGAGTACGAAGGTTAGTATTGTCAGCAGTAAATGTTCCTGTACCTACTTGTAATACAGTGTTATCTGCTCGGAAGAAATCGTCGCCTACAACAAATACTCTAAACGTTCTACGAGATACTGTATCTCCATCTGTAACACTTACTGTAAATTGATAATATCTATTTAATTTTTTTGGCGGACGTTCTGTGTAATTAAAATCCCAAGTAGTTGTATCATAGTAAAAACTGTCAAAACCGTTTGTACTTCTTACACCAAAGTCATAGCCGCCACTAATTAAATCATAAGGTACAGTATCGTATGTACCGTCACTATATTGTAGACCTTTTTCGATAGCTAATAGCGGATCAACAATACCAATAATTCTACCGTCTGAAGTTAGCTCAGTACCTGGAGGCAATTCACCGTCGCCGTCTGCAATATAGTATTCGAGAACATCGCCAGCAATTAGATCATCGTCGGTTGCTACTAACTGATATTCAATAGGACTACTATCAAGTATATAAAATGTATCATTATTACCTACAGGTAATAAACCTGGATCTGTAACCCACTCAGGTGCATCAGGTCCTGAAACAGTCATTTTGAATGTTCTATCTCTTACTGCATTATCTAGTGCTGCTCTAAGAACAAATCTGTATTCTATCTTTCTTGCAACTTCTTTAGGAGTACCAGAAATTGAATTTCCTTGTAAACGCATACCAGGTGGTAATGATCCACTAATAAGAGATATAGATGCACGAGAAAGTACAGGTAACGCAACCTGTGTAGTTATGTTTTCCTCAAGGTCTGCTAGTATTGTGTCTGATTTTGCTGTCCAAAGTTCTGCCATATTTTCTTCCTATATAGCATATTTATCGGATATAGGATTATACAATGTAACGTAAGTCAACTTCTGGTCCTGAATCTGGTCCTCCAGAACCTATTGCTCCGAAATCCATATCAATGAATTTGATAACAAATTCTAGTGTATTATTATAAACTGCTCTAATTTCTCCGAAATCAAATCCGCTGAGATAAGGTCCAAAATCTCTAACATCATAGCCATAAATTAAACCTTCGACGTTTGCCGGAATGCCGCCTTGGCCTTGTATAGTATTAGCTTGTAATGTCCTAACTGCTGTAATATCATTATTAACGGCATTCAACGATGCTGACAACTGCGGTTGTGTATCTTGTGACACAATGCCAGTATCGTCTAAGTCAACTATTATTGTTTGTCCGTCAACTCTAGTGTTAGTTCCTTCGCCGCCTCTAACAGTCATGGTTTGGCCCCTAGCAACAGTTAATGTGCCGCTATCCGAAACTACAACTAGTTGATCTAAACTATCAGCACCGTTAATAGTAATACCATTAGCAGTTGATGATAGTGTAATATTAGATCCACCTATAAATCTTTTAAAGCCATGGATGCCGTCTACCTTGCCGCCATATACACCTTCGCCTAAGCTACCTAAGTTTTCAACATTAAATTCTTCAACAATACGTAGATCTAAATCTTCAAAGTTATTATTAATTTTAATAAACGCTTCGCGGAGATCATCACCAGTTCCGTCGTTTGCGATTGTTCCTGTGTTAATGTATGTAATTGCCATTTATATCTCCGTTACCATGTGTCACCTGACCACGCAACACGTTTCCAAACATTTGCTGCTCCGTCATAATCTGCTGTGCAGTAATACATGTATGTTGCATCAAATGCAATCATACCTTCTTCATCGCCACTAGCACCGATCGATGTAGTAGGTGCGTTACTTGTAATTTTTACTTTTCCTGTGTTAGACGAAAGTATTAAATTTCCTGTTGCACTAATACTAATAGTACTAGATGCTGCTGCGGTAATCGTTGTAGCATTCGGAATACTTAGGAAGCCACCTGGACGGAAGTTAATACCACTATTACTAGAAATATCTAACGCACTGCCATTCTTTTCTAGATTACCTACTAGCGTTGTAGCAGATACTCTATTATTAATAGCATCTACTATTATGCTAGAATCATCTGCAAATACTGATCCTACAACATCGCCTTCTAAATTGCCAAAGAATTTTCCTTGTTCTGTATCAACTAGTATTGTACTATCGTCGCTAGTTATATGTCCTTTTAGTTCAAGATCGTTATTAACAATTAAATTGTCTGTATCAAGTGTTTCAAAATAACCGCCTTGTAAACGCCATATCGATCCTTTGCCTACCGGTTGTATAGGATTGATATTTTCTGGGAAATCATATATTCCGCCTAGTGTAAGATCTGTTATCTGTTGATCGCCAAATTCGTCTGTATAAATTTCTCCCATTATTTTTACAGATCGATTTGTTTCACCACTAGCATCGCCAATTTGTAATTGCAAATTAGTGTCAAAGATCGCTTGATCTACGGCACATCTTAGCGTAACGCCTCTGTTTTGAAATTCTCCTGAAAAATTCTGATAATTTTGTAACATTAAACTTCTAGTTGCTGCACTGTTTATTATTACACGATTGTCTTCTGCGAAGATTTTTGTAAGAGTATCGTTGCCTTGACCGATCCATTGTATTTCACCATCAATTTTAGGATTACTAAATCTATCAGTTTCATTGTCGTATACAACACGGTCTCCGTCATCTGCAATCAAACGTCCATTTAGATCACCTGTGTTGTTTACATCAATAGTAAGTGTACCGTCTACAATTTCTGCTTGTGTTACAAAATCTGGAACATCAACTAAGTCAGTAAATGAAGCACTAGTTGCAACATCTGCTAAACCTGTAATGTTTGAAACATTTAGTACAAATGTATTTTCACTAGCAAAGTCTGTATCATTTATTAGTTGACTTAGCTTTGTTGGAATAATAGGCTTGTTAGTAATGTCTGCCCAGTCGTTTGCTAATGATTGTGGTTTGTTTGTTAAATCGTTATAATCACCGCTAAACAAAGTAGGTTTATTATCTAAGTCTGCGTAATCATTGCTAATTGCAACCGCAGCAATACTTCCTCCACTAGCGTTTATATTATTAACTGTTAATGTATCTGCAACTATTGTACCTGATGCATTAACATTAACAACGTCAACAATACTGCTTCCTAACAAGTTTAAATTATCACCTGTCGGTAGTTCTTTAATTTGTTTGTCGCCAGCAGCGTCAAATACTAGTGGAAATCTGTTTGCCATTATCTATGTTCCTGTTTTATATATTTATCGTGTTTGTTACTTACCAACCAATACTTCAACGACACCTTTTCCGTCATCGTCCTTAGCTCCTACTGCTTTACCAATAATAGTGCCGTATGCAGGCTTATTGTCAACAATGGCATATCCGGGGATTGCACTTGTAACTAGTATATCGCCTTTGGCTACTCTACCTAGTACCTTACACGGAACGCGGCCAGTTAGTGCTACTGCAACAACATTATCACCTTCTAAGTGTGAGTTCATCAAGTGTGCTGGATCTGTTGATACAACACCTGCTACTCGTTGATCTCCTTTTGCACTTGTAAGTGTAACTTCGTGTTCGCCTCCTAAAACAACTACTGTTCCTGGATCATATGGCATATCAGCTAGATAATTTTCAGCTAGGTCAGCATATTTTGCAGTTGTAGCTGTACCACTGAACGTTGTACCGTATACTGTATCCCAAGCTGCCGATCCACTACCTAAATTACGAGTTCCTGTTGGAATAATATCAGTATCAACTGAACCTGTTACACTAATTGTATCAGCAACATTATCACCTAAGTTAACATTACCATTGAGTGATGTTTCTCCTGTTACTGCTAGTGTACTACTTAGAGTAGTAGCACCTGTAACACCAAGTGTTCCGCCTGCTGATAAATTACCTGCAACAACAGTGTTTCCGTTTGTAGCGTTTACTGTAAATTTATTAGATGCAACACTAAAACTTACTTTAGATTCAACACCAGTATTTGCAATTACTAATGCTTCAGTATTATTACTTACACCAATAATTGTACCTGCTGCTGCATTTGTGTAGGCACTTGGTGCACCTAATGCAAAGCCTGTAGTATTATTAGATTCTTTAGTGTCTAATGCTTCAATGAAGTTAGTATAATTCCAAGGACTTGCTGCATAACCTGTTCCGGTTAGACCAGATACGTTACCTTGTGCATTACCTTCATCTGTTGCACCAGCATCACCAATGTTAACACTTCCTGGCATATCAACTCTTGGAGCATTAGAAGCATTGCCGCCGTTTGCTTCAAGAATTGTACCACCTGCTGGTGTTGTCATTGTTAGTGTACCACCAGATTCTGCTAAAATTACGTTTGTTGATGTGCCGCCGATGATGTAACTTGTAGCTTGTAAACTACCATTATCAGTTCTTCTTGCAATACTATCGTTAGCAGATCCAATGCTTATTGACGTTGTACCATATACTCCTTCGGCTTGCTTAACTAGAGCCTGTCCAATAAAGTTTACACCGTTCGCAACTGCAACCGGAGCACCAATTGGTCCGCTCAAGTTACCTGATACTGCTGTAGCATTAAACGTTCCGGTAACATTAACAATTCGGATTGAAGTTTCAGATTCAACTTTGCCTTGTACAGTAGCACTAGCACCTGTAGCACTTTGTGATAGTGTTTCGCCGTCGCTTATTGTAACTGGTGAAGCAAATGTTAGTACTGTTCCTGACAGCTCATCGATTTCAGAATTTTCGAAATCAACATCAAGTAAACCAAATCCTTGATCTACTACTGATTCAAACGGAATAGATTCAACTATACCTGTACCATCTGATGATCTTCCTAGTAAATGATCAGTAGCTATTTCGTCTAGTTTATCTAAACTAATACCTCTGTCTTTAATACCAATATAACCACTAGCATTAACAGCTGATACTGTTACACCTGCTTGCGGCTGTGGAATACGTTCGACACCACCTATAATTTCAGCAACACCAATAACAGTAGAGTCAGCAACAAAGTTATCAGTAGTTCTAATAACAACTAGTGTGTTATTTACAATAGTATCAACAACTGTACCTTTGTTAGTGTTTTGGAATATAATATCACCTTGATTAGCAGTTATAGGATTGCTTAGTGTAAGCTGAACTTCATGTGCAAATTGAGCTGAATCAAATGCTGCCGAACCTCTTGAACCTTGTCCGGTATCGTCGCCTGTTCCGTACAATCCACTACTATTTCCTAGAGGTTTAGCTCTTTCTAATAATAACTTACTTTGTGCAATACTTGCTCCTGAATTAATATCAGCATCGATAATTGAATCATTTTCAATTTGTAAGTTAAATTCTGCAACAGGATCTGTTAGTGAGTCTTGTCTAACTCCAGGAGTACGTGTTAGCGAAAGATTAATTATACTACCAGTTGCTTCCCTAGCATGACCAATCTCGTCAAATGGTCCTCTAATAATATTTGCACTTACAGTACTCTTAGCACCTGTGCCTTGTATATCTTCTGCTTGGTTAAACTCTGCACTACTATTTGTGAGATCGTATGTAATAACAGCAATTATATTACTTGGTTCGTTTTCACCAATAATTAAATCTGTAGTTGTGTATACATCAACAATAGTTGCAGTCTTATTACCTGATACATCTTCAATGTTATCGCCAACTTCAAATGTATCACTACCGCTTGAATCCTCTGGAACTGTGGTATAAACTTTTCTTGAGCCCGTAAATACAACTAGGTCTCCACTTTCTACTCTGTTTGTTTCAGTGTTTCTTACAGATTCAAAACTATCAAACTCTGTAATCTTAGTATCAACATATGACTTAGTAGAAGCATCGCTACCGCCTTCTGGGTTTTGGAGATTAGTAATCTTATTTGCACCCATCTGTAAATCACCTGTCATTTCAGGTGTACCACTTAGTGGAAGGAAGCCTGGACCAATTTGCCCTGAAACACCATTGTCATTTTTATCTCTGCCTAAGCGTTTATTGATGTAAGATACAATAGCTTTTTCAACTGGTACCGAAGTGTCTGATTCGTCAGCCATAGTATCATCAATTGAGAATTCGTCAATTGTAACACCCTTTTTAAATCCTAGTGCGTTTGCACCTGTAATACCAATCTCACCTGAGAATTTAATACTACCCTGACCTTGGTCAACTTCGAAGAATTTACCAACTCTAAAGAATCCAAATTGGTCAGTTGACATCCAGAACACACGCCCTTTACGTCTTTCCCAAACTTGTGCGCTTGTAGCATTTGGACTATCTGTATAGAATGGTGCAAGTGTATTTTCCGGATCACCTAAAATAACATTTGGATAGTTTGAATCGTTAAACGATCCTGTACCAATTTGTGTGAAGTCGTGTCCTGTTGCTCTACATAGCGAAATACTAATTGTAATCTCTGCTGTTTGTTTATCAGGAAGACCTGCTCTAAGAACTCTATTCTCAGTAAATGCTTGGTTAATACCTTGTGTAGCACCGTCAGTTAGATCGGCTCTTGGTGCGCCGTAAATATTAATAGATGCTTCTCCGGCATTAACACCGTTATTGTATCTAATAATTTGGTGAGTTCTACCTGCCCATGTAAACACCATACCGCCTGAGTAACCTGTTTTATCAGGAGCAACGCCTACACCATTTGCAATAACGTCAGTTATGATATCCATTAGGCCTTCAACTTCAACACTAATACCTGGTTCTGCTGCTGTGCCTGTTAAATCTTGTGTAGCACCGTTAGTATTGATAGCAGTCCAGGCTGTTTGTGTAAGAATATAATCTGCAACAATTTCTTTTGCTTTGTTAATTGCTGCAATAGTTTCTATAGTCTGACCTACAACTTGACTCACTGCACCATCCCAATAGTACAATGCTGCATCAACAGTTTTGTTATTACTGCTGTGCTGTATATCAAAATCAATAGCACTTAGAATATACCCAATATCTCTATAACACTTAGACTGAATATACTGCAATGATGGATATGTTGCGTTGACCCAAGCAATGACTTCTTCTTGTACAAATTCGATGTTACGTCTAATTAGATCACTAGCATTCGGATTTTCCAATGTTGCCGGCGGCAAATTGCCGTTGATATCTGTAACAAGTCTTCGCTTCTCTGAATCATCAATAACAAAACCTTCTGCTTCGTCATTAATAGCAATTTCTAAATCTCCAATTGCTTGTCCATTTGACGAAAATGCACTTCCAGTATCAACTTGGAACTCGACATTATCATATTCTACTTCAAAAGTAACAGTAATACTATTTGAATCTAAGGGATTTCCTTGACTGTCAAAACTACTAAATGCGATTGAACGATAAGTGATATCGTCACTCTCGTCAAAGTTAATTGCAGTAGAAGGACGAGTAACTAAGCGATCTTGGTTTCTAATATTATCAAATCTGTGTGTTTCGCTATGTCTATATTCAGCAAACTCGCCATTTGGAATATCGTCTTGGATATTACTAAAGAAGTCACCATTAGTTCCAGCAGGAGTACCTGTAATTTGTAAGCCATAAATTTTGTTATCATATTTAGCTGTTGGTAAAACAAGAGTTCCGTCTGAGCCATAAACTTTATCTACAGTAAATACTAGGTCAGCAGCTCCTCCACCGCCTAAATCTGCATCACTTATAGTTAACGAATCGCCGTCAGCATAACCTTCACCACAAGCAGCAATAGATATTGTTGCAGCACCTGAACCGTCAACAGTGACATTAAACGTTGCTCCTTTGGTGTCGCCGTTAGCAGTAACAGCAGGATACTGTCCACTAGCTCTGCTAGGATCAGCTGCACCTATACCTGTAACTGTATGTATACCTGTAACAACCTTGGAGTTTGGTTCAGGTAAGCGTTTAAAGTCTGTAACATAAATTGTGCTAGACTCTGCTACGTTTACAAATTCGCCATCTTCAAACCAACGGACTAAACGTCCTGGGAATGTCATATCTCCTTCGTAAGTAACCTGATCCGGAATTTCGTTAGGGTCAGCACCTTCAGCAACAAGACCAAAGTTACCATAACCGTTAGAACCGTTTAGTGATCTAATCTCTGAACCATTTGCAGCATAGTATGCAGCCTGACAGTAGTATGTAAACATACTAACCATCTCAGAGAACGCACCGTTTGTAGTAACAAGAGCATAACCTAAATCGTTAATCTGTGTAAAGTCGTTACCGAGCATTGATCTGTTACCAGCAGTTTGTAGATAAAGATCTCTAGCAATGTCGCCTGGTCTTTCTTCAAATAATGTTTCGTCAAATCCGTTACCGTCATTTGAACCTGGATCTAAGTAAATTTTACACCAACCATTACCTTGGTCATAATCTGAAATAGCGTTAACTTGGAAACGTCTACCTTCTAAATAGAACGGACACGGTAGTTCCGGTGGACGAATAAACAAGCCCTGACCTTCTTCTGAACGTACCCAAAGTGTTAAATTGTTAATCTTACCGCTTTCAGAACCATTACCTACATCAATAGTTGTTGGAACAGATGCCGGTAAGTTACCTACATATGCATCTACAAACATACCACCAGCAAAGATCTTGCTGTTAATACTCTTACTAAATGATGAACCTGTTTGTACATATGGCGATTTAGTTAGAATTTGTCCTGCTGGGTCAAGCACACAAAGGAATCCGCCGTGTCCTTGTACTGTCATGTTACGCAAAATAGTTGCATCATTCATCAAGAACACATCCATTTCGTCATTGCGCAATGGTGGATTATATTTTCTATCAAAAGCAAATACAATTCTGTCTACAAGATTGTTTACAATAACATTTGTACCAAGCTCAGCGGTTCCGAATTTAAAATCAGGAGCAATGTAAGAACTATCGCCTGTGTTTTGCCAAATATCATTTGGATTATAGTTACCTTGGAAAAGTCTTGCCATGATGATAGCGGTGTATTCAATTGCATTTCTTGTGACATTCTCTTGCCCACCAAACCCATTATTGTTATATTTTTGAATATAACTCTCGAAGTATTCACCTTGTACCTCTAATGAGTTTTCATCACCGCCACGTTCTAAATCTTTAGCAATAGCATCTGCAATTAGTCCAACGTCTCTTTTACATTTTGTTTGATTGTAAGTAAATACTGCTTCAGGACTTGCATCTACTACAATATAAACTGCATCACGGATAGATGTTGCTCCGCCGTCGATACCTGTTTTAGCATCAACTAACGCACTATTCAAACCTACTAAACTTGGATAAGTTGTACTAGGAATGTTTAACAAGTTCTGGTTATTAATTTGATTATAAATTATATCAACATATAAACCAATAGTAGTTGCTTCTGTTGCTGTTGCTGGTGTACCACTTAAATCTTGTATCTCTGTATTACCTGTAGTAGCAAGTACGCCTACGTTTTGTACTACAGAACTAATAACTGTTTTAATATGTGTAATCATTTCTAGAGTTGGAATTCTAGAAACAATTTCTAATCTCAACTCATTTTCGATAAACATATCTTTAATGAAATCTACAGTTGCACTATTTCCGCCGTACATGATATCATAAGCCAGTGCGTAAGACATATTACGTGCATCACGCAAACGAATGTCTTCATTGAAGTATTTTCTTGGATAGTTAGATTGTAAGTAAGCCAATGCTTCAGCAGCAATAAATTCTATGTTAGCAAGTAGTCTATCTTTTGCACGTTCTTCATTTGGATCGGTAGTGTTTACTGTATTATAAATTGGTGCAACAGTAGCATCATCTGTATCTAATACACCGTTTTCGATAATATCAATAATTTCGTCAAATGCTGCATTCGCTCTAGTAGTAGCATCTGACGAACTTGATACAGCAGGAAGACCGCCTACTAAACGTTTTGCTTCAGTTAATCCAACAACCCATAAATCTTTTAGTTGTTGATCTTTATAGATGCTTTTATCTCTTTGGAATTTTAATCCGAGTCGTCTTGCATTAAATGTAGTGTCAAGAACAATGTCATAAGCAATACCATCTAAAATTTCAATTAGATCATTACCGAACTCTGTCTTATCATATAATAGATCAGCAGTGTTTTGATTGATATATTCAATAATTTCATTTTGAATAAATTCTCTGTTTTCAGTAATAATATTTGCGGCTGTGTTGTACTCGCCAGCATTTGCAACTGGTACACCAGTATTAATAACTTTTTCTGGATCTGACAAGTAATGGTAGCCAAAGTAACCTTGCCACTCGCCTGTTTGATTGTAAAATCTTGCGCCGCCTCTGGTAATTTCTAAGCCGTCAAAATATCTATCACGATAAGTGTATGTGCCTGCCCACGGAGATTGCGATACACGATTTTTAGGACGTATAATTACTCGTCTAAATTCGTCACCTTTGATTGAAACATTAGCAGCAACTTTAATAGGATAGTCTTCTTCGTATTGACCTGATTCAATAAAGATAGTTACTTGTTCAGTTTTTACAAAGTTTCCGTATTCTAAATCTTCGCCGTCGATAAAATCAATCGCTTTTTCTAGATGAACTTCGATGTTATCGTTGCCATTAAAATTTGGATCGTTTTGATTATATGTTACAATTCGTCCTTGTGCACCTGATATTTTACCAACAAGTATTTTACCTGGACTTATATCTCTATTGTCAATGTTACCTTGATCAGTAGCAACTAGTCCGCCGTTGTTTACAATAACACGATATGTCTTGCCAAATGATGTTGTAGCACCAGAATCAATGCCGTTTGACATAATGTTTACAACTAGATTAAATTTGTCAATAACTGCTTGTCTTGCTACTGGATCAGCATCATCACCGATATCACGGAATTGTTTTTCATCTGTTTGGTATACTAGGCCTATATTACCTTGGCCTGCATAAGCGGTAAACCCTGCACTGTTCAAAGGTTGTTCTAATTCGTCATCTAAGAATAATTCAAAAGTTCTATCGCCTGTAACTTTAACATAATAAAACTGATCGTTAACTTGTGTCATGCCTGACACATTTTCAACTAATACAATGTTTTTATCTTCTAATCCGTGATTAATTGTTGTAGTGACTGTTGCAATATTAGCTTGTGTAACACTATTAATTCCAACTTGATTGTATCTTCTGTTTTGCAATATTTGTTCAACAATGTCTCTAGCAATATTAATAGCGTCAACAGTTTCTGTTAACTGGCGCCCGATTGCAATTCTTCCGCTTGCACTGTTATAATATCTTTCGCCTGCTCTACGTGTTAAACTGTTTGCTGTAGCATCAGTTAAACTAGGTGATTTGTTAATATCAAATGCAATCGCATCTAAAATTAAACCTAAATCTCTTTCACAAGTTTTAATGTTATACTCAAAGTCTGGATATTCAAAATTTAGATATGCTGTAATCTCTCTAATAATATATTCTCTATTTTCTTCAATAAGATTTCTTGCTTGATTGAATAAAGGATTGTTAATACCAGCACTAACAACTTCGGCATTTGCACTTTGGTTATCTCTGGTAATAGTTTGCATATACGGACCTGGCTCAGCATCCGACGCTTTGATCATTTCTTCAGCACGACGAGCAGCAGCATTAATACTTCTGTAGGCATAGCTCCAAGATGTTCCTTCTTTGCCACTTGGAACACCACGCATAGTATCATCACCTGTAGTGCTTACAAATAAGTTTTGTGGACTTGAGTAGCTAGTATTGTCTACATAAAACTTAGTTGCTGCCTGTAAATCTTCAGCACTATTTGTTAATCCCGCAAGTTCTCCTGGACTATCATGAAGTACAAGAGGACCTGTCATTGCATCGCCTTGACGTCTTACAATACTCTTACGTGGCATTGCTTCGTTTGAAAGGAAGAATCCTTCTAGGTTTTCATCATATCCTGCATCAGTCATTGTATGACTATCAGCAGCATCGATTGTAAATGTTACAAATGCTTGGTCTGTATCGTCAATAGCACCTTGCTTTGTTCTGTGAACACTTAATTGGCTTGGCGAAGCATATCTTAGATAGTATGTTGTTCCCGATGCTAGATTAGAAGGATCAGTATCTTCTGCTTTAAATACAAATGGAGTGCCGTTAACTGTGTTATCATAGCCGTGGTCAGTAACAGTAATGTTACCGTCTGTGTAGTCCTCAATTTCTAGTATATATTCCGAAGCATCAACTGGTTCGTCGTCAACACGTATTGGAAGAACACCAGCAATATAACGATTGTCTGCATATCCTTTTGTAATTACTAGATCGTCAATTGTAATATCATCGCCTGGATGCGTTGCATTAAAGTCATTAACAGCATTTTGATCAATACTTACTCGTGCAATACCTCTGCCGTCACCGTCTAACGGAGCACCTAAAGTCGGTGACAAGTCTTGTGATAATGCTCTAAACGATGTAGATAAAATAATCTTACCAGCAATGTCATAACTAATTGTAATACTATCAGGATCACCTGTGCCTTTTCCACTGTCACTTGCAAGTTCTTGATATTCTAGTGCTGTTCCGCTATCGTTTACAAGAAGAAGTTTTCTTGGATTTAAACTGTTTGGTGTGTCACCTAAGTTAGTGAAACTAATTTGACCTCCAGCACCAAATACAGCATACAGTTCTTGAAAGTTTTCATTTACTTTACGAAACGATTCACGTATGCTATCACCAGTGCCGTCATTACCTTCAACACCAATATCGATATCTTGTTTTGCCATTATATATGCTCCAGAATTGTATTTTCAAGCTAAATGTTAGCTCTATTGCTAGTATTTATCAGTTCATTTTATAATCTTAATGTAAATATAGTTATGTTTATGAAAGAATATAAAACGCAAACACGACATATTCGTAAAAGCAAAACCGGCAAGGAACACCCCTATAAGCGTGAATTAACTATGTGTGTATTTCGTTGTGATAATTGTGATGCAGAGTTTGAACGTCCTAGAGGTAGCATGGATCCTAAAAGGCTAAACAATAATTATTTCCATGTATGTAGTGAATGTGATGCAAAAGTATTTGCACAAAAAAAAGGCGTAGAACGCAAACAGATTTGGAATCTAAGTGCTAGTAGTGACTTGCCTATCGGAAAACTTTAGTCTTCTTTCTTCCAAATAGTCCAAGCACCGTATGCAATAGCGCCGTATGCTACTAAACTAGCAATTGGTTTAAAAATTAAAAAAGCAATTCCTGCACCAATTAAAATAGCACCGTCTAAAGTTGTACGTTCGCCTAATCTATCAATGATAAATTTTTTCATTAGTATTTTGCTCCTCTATAAGTGTTAGATGTACTTTTTTGCGCACCTAAACTTTTTTTCAATCTTGTATCGGGTTTTAATAGTGTATCGATTTTAGTGTATTGACCTTTATCAACTCTAGGACTTACAATTTTGTCCAATTTTAAATCTGTTTGATAGCTTGTTATCGGACCGTTAAACAAATATCTATTTTTACGTAAAATGTTGTTATTCATAATTGTATCTCCTGTGTATGTATTTATGTAAATATGTGTTCCTATAGGAGGAAAAATTATGATTAAATGGTTAAAATCACTTTTTAGTTTCGAAGCACCTTTAGAGCCTACATTACAGGCAGATAAAGACACAGTAGAAGCACAAGCAAAACCTGTTGCTAAAAAGACAACTAAAAAGAAGACTGCAACTAAGAAATCAGCTAAGACAGATCTAAGTGGTATGTCAAAAAATGATTTGTTAGCTCATGCTAAAAAGAATGGTATTAAAGCTAATGCTAGTATGAAAAAGGCAGATATCTTAGCCGCGATTAACAACGGCTGATTGCAGTTGTTGTAATGCAGTATCTAAGCGAGTTAGCTTTCGCTCTAAAACAGTGATAGCTGCTCGCTGTTTTCTTGACTGCTCCTCCAAAGAGCGCACATATTCTATAGTAGGCACTTCGTGATTAGACCCGTCTTCACTAACCATAGTAAAACGATCAACACCTTGTGCTTTTAATCCGCCTGTTACACGATTGGGATTTTTATCAGATGATAATTGGGTCTGGTCCGGCGACTTTCTGCCGTACATTTGATTCAAATAGCTCATTGTTGTTCTCCATATAGTATTTATATAGTGCGATACTTGCTAGATTTTTTGCCTTGCTCTCCGCCATAATGTCCGCATATGGCAAGAATGATAGTGCATAGTCATTTACAGCACTGTTAGGATAGTAGTCACTGTGTGCTCGCAGTTTTGCTTTCTTATGTCCTGCTTCGAGTAATGCTTTCATATCAGGCATGGTGTTGTGTGCAAAGTCTGCAGGCAAATGTTCGTCACGACTATAACTGTAATGTATAACAGGACGTACACCACGCCAACTATCTATTACGCGAGCAAATCTATCGTCGGTTGGTGAAATGTATGTTCCTTCACGACACCACCAGTGGTGTATGTCAAGAACGAGTGCGCAGTGGTCGACGAGCTCAAGGCTGTGTTCGAGTCCCCACTTGTTTTCGTCGTTTTCGATTGTGATTGTGTTTCGTGCTTCTGGCGAGAGTCTCTTGAGGGCGTCTTTGATGCCTTGTGGACCTTTTCTACCCGATATGTGGACATTGCATTTAAAGTCTTGAAATGTCTGTCCGTATCCCATCCAGCGCACGACATCGGTGTGATATTCAAATTCTTCTATGCTCCTCTCGACTATGTCGTCATTATCACTTGCAAGCACAGTAAACTGCCAAGGATGCATAGACAACCGTACATCCAACTGCCTTGCAAGCTCGCCGACCCTTGCGAAATGCTTTTCGCAATATGCGACCACAGCAGGTAGTTTCCAATAATAGCACCAGTCAGGCTGAGTGTATACAGGAAGGACATCGCTGCCAAGTCGAACCATTCGTAATTCATGTGGTAAACTCCCTACGTATTCGATCAAGTTGTAGTACGATTGAATGTTATGCACCATGATGTCCCACAAGCGTTGTTCAGCAACATCACGTGTTTGTCTGTTGAGCCATTGAACTGTAGTACTCTTAGTGTTCAATGGACGTTGAATTTCTTCAAGCAGTTTCTTTTTCTGCGTTTGATCTGGATGCATGTACTTACATGCAAAGCCAATACGATGTATTTCTTGCTGTTTCAAGAAGTCGCCTGCTGTTGTAAACTTTAAATCATTCATTTATTTTTGCCGTTTCGGTTGTAGTGTTTACTATTATATCTTGCATACTCAATACTCATTATACGACTGTAACCTTGAGATGTCAAGTGTTTATACCACCAAAAGAAGTCTTTGATACGAGTCATTTCCAATTGTCAACAACCCATTGATCTTCACAATGCTCAGGATTTGGATCTCCATGAAAAACACAAACGCAACATTCTACTCTAGGTTTAGCGTTATGTTCAATGTGTTTAAATGTTCTACTGCCTTTTCGACCACCTGGAGCAAACTCTCTACTTTTACGCACTTCCCATTTCCAACTTTGTATCCAACTATCAGGATATAAAAATGCCGGTTTTACACGTCTGGTTTCTTCATACAAATAATCTTGATCACCGTGATACTTACGCATTATATCTTTGTATTGTATTTTAAATTTTTCCCAGAGAAAATCTAATTGTCCTGTGCTAAATCTAATAATGCTAGAATTATACTTTGGCCAATTAGATCGCATAGCACGAGTAAAGTCTCTAATAGTACACCACTGATGAGGTTGATACGTTAATAACTTGTCAATATTGCCTGAAACTACAACATCGAGATCCATATAAAGAATAGTTCCTTTGATAGGAAGATCTTTAGAGAACATATATGGCTTACACCACCATCCAGTTAAATGTCTAGGAAGTGGTATTATTTTTATATCTTCATGCAACCCCATAGGATCTTCAGTTAAACATGCAAACGTGAATTGTAATGTACAATTTCTTTTAACCATGCTATATAGTCTGTTAACGTAATTTGCACTATATTTTTGTCCATGTTTTAAACATAGAATATAGTAGTTGCCTGAAGTATCTATATCAGAATCCTCTAATGCATCTATTTCTTTTTGTAAACGGCGTTCGTCCATAAGCCGTTTTGCTTCTTCTTTAGAAAGACCAGTTTTGTCAATCTTAGCCATTAATACGATCCATCAAGTCCTTAGGTGATTCCCAGTCCCAGCGAGGCTTCTTAGGTAAAAGTTCTCCTGATGGATTTTTGCGTTGTGCATCTGCTCGTGCAGTTTCTTCGTCGACTGTACACATTGCATCATTACGCTCGTGTTCGTATACACGCACTTGTTCTACATAACAACGTCCTTGAGTAGTTTGATACACATAATGATTTACATGCTCCCAAATAAACACACTGCTCATTTCCATACTTACACCGCTAGGCAATATACGTAGATTACCTAGCAAACCGTTGCCTTCTGTAATGTGCTCTGGAATAGTACCAATACGTGGATCATCTGCTGGTAGTACAGTTACGTGATCGAAGTAGTATTCTAAGAAATCTTTAACAGGCTTCAATTGCCCAAACGGAACAATCCAGCCATGTTCGTCTGGTTCTCCTGCAAATGTAAACTCTACACTTCTGTCATAGCCGTGTACTTGGGCACAGTGCCCTGGAGTCCCGTCGGGATTAGTATCAAAGTGTTGCGCATGTCCACAAGGTAGATTCTTGTATACTTTAGTTGCTTTAATTTTTAAACTCATCTCTTGCCTCCTTTTGTGAGTAAGTTTGATGCGCAGAATATTTAGAGTGGGATGAGCATGTAAGGCCACTGTATAACATACTATGTATTATAGTATATGTTACTTATCGTGTCAACCTTTACATTGGGTTGATTCCAGGCTTTTGGTAAATTCCAATTGTTATCTTGATGTATTACAAATTTTATTTTAGGAAAACATTTGAATACCATGCTTATTTGATGTATCCAATATCTAGGGTCTATCGGACGTTTGCTTGCATCGTCATAGTTAGTTGTGCTTTTGTATACGTTGTTTATAGTATCTGTGTTACTCCAAAGATCAAATCCTAACACGTTTACAAAATTGTCTGTAGCTTGTTTTGCAGCCAAAAGAATAGCATACGGACCGCTACCCCATTGAAAGGGTTCGTCCCATCTATCACTTCCTATATACGGTAATTCAGGAACTTCTCTAACACGCAGTGTTTTAAAATTTTTATACCAGTCTGGACGAGTATAAACATATGTTCCTTTTATATTTGTTCCTGAGTGTAGTACTTCACTTACCATCCGTTTGTCAACGCATACTAAATGATCCATGTAGTAATCTCTGTAGATAGCATTACATCCTATTTTAGAACATTTGATTCTATCTATATCAATCGTCTTTCGGCTCTCGCCATTCCCTATTACTAACATCTTTTTTCAATTCTAGTAGTTCGCTAACTAATGATTCAACGTTTTTTTCCATGCGTTGTGAACATTTCGTGAAATATACAATCTTACTTAGCGCCCACCACCACCAGAATACACTGGTTGCGAAAAATGTAACAGAGATTATGACTGCTGTGGGTGCTGTATCAAAGCCTAGTAGTTCTTCGCCTATAAGGATGGCCAATGCGACAAATGGTGCTGTCCACGCCGCATACTTCCACCAACGTGCCTGTTTTTCTGTATTGTTCATGTTTACCCTCTCTGAAAAAGTTTGTTTCAGCACTAATATTTATGAAGTATAATGGGAGTATTAAATGTTAATATTACGTAGCAATTTGACCAAAAGGTTTCCAGGTACCTGGTTTACCTGCACTTATACATACCCAGCCAACATGGCCGCCTGTAGCAGGTTCAGTATTCCAAACAATGTCGCCTTTAGAATAACTTCCTCTTTCAGGAATTGCCGATCCTGTTTCAAACTTTTTATCTTGGAATCTAATTGGTCCTGCAACTGTTACATCAGCATCAGCAGTAAAGTTTTTAACACCTACGCCAATTTGTCCTTTAAACACTGTTTTATTATGTACAGTTATATTTCCTGTTGGTTCTACACTTATTCTTGCAGTATCATCCGTAACAATATCAAGGCCGCCTGTAGTATATGTTCCTACTTTAAACTTGCCATCGTCTGTTGAATCAACAACAAATTCGTGGTCCCAACTAACAACAGAAATAGTGCCGTTTGGCGCATCAGTACCTAGTGCTAAACGTTGTGTATTTGCATCATAAATTAAAAAATTATCAACATTTAATGTGCCTTCGACATTTAAAGATTCTAGTGTACCTAGTCGTTTGATATTACTATTAACAACTGTTGTACCTAAGGTATCTTGACTGAGGACGTTTTGTCCGTTAATCATATAAATCTTATTACCACGAAGTTCGATACTTTCAGTAGCAAAAAATCTATCAGGTCGTTCTTGTAATATAAATTGTTTGGTATAGTCACTACCGGGCCATATAAGACCTTTTCCGTATGCAGTCTTATTGCCTTTTGCTGTAAACTGTAAAGGCTCAGTTCTTTCGTTTCTTACATCTGCTGTTACTTCTTCGACGTGCATACGTTGTGCATGAACAGTACCTTGTACAGTTAGATCGCCATCTACTTCTAGGTTATTTGCAATAGTTTGAACGTGTGCTACATTAACATGTATTCCGTCATCATTTACTGTAACAACAAAGTCTGTTGCTCTATCTTTAATTCCCTTGCTAGAGAAATCAGTAATTCTGCCGCCGTGTATTTTATTACCTGACAGTTCTCTATCAAGTATTTTAGGCGTTGGTGCAGGTTGATTTTGTAAATTTTCTATTGCTGTTGCCAGCGAATCTAAATTATTGCGTATATCAGTCATCTAAAGTTCCTGTTCATTATACAGTATTTATCAGGAAACCTTTAGAAGCACTGTATCAGGATTACATCGTCCGTTTAATTTGATGTCTGTAGTGTTAATTTCATCTAAAAACTTACGCAATTTTACTTTGCCTGCGGCTTTAAATTCTTTCAACTGATCTGCTGGCTTACGTAATGTTTTTTGTATACTTAACTTTTCGTCAAAGCCAATAATAGTTGTGCCTTTTACACTTAGGCCGCTACCTTCTCGCATAGTACCTCTTGGATCAATGTTAGATGCAATATACTTTCCTAGTTTACGTGTTTTAACATTAAACACCCAAAGCTCGCTTGCACCAACGATTGTAGTAGGGTCAATTGATGCAAGGCTGTATTTGTCGTCTGCCTTGCAGAATTTTAATTTTTCTACTACTTTACTTGCCGAACGTGCTTTAGGCTTACGTGGCTTGCGTTGTGCTTTTGCTTGATCAATAATAAAGTCTAGTTCTGCATTTACAGTTTCAATTGCCTTACGATATTTTGCAATATCTGCTTTCTTTAGATGACTGTAACCTTCTTTTAATTGTGCCCAGAGATCTGCATCTAGTTCGCTCATTTTAGCCAATTGTCCTTTTGTTGGCATACGCTCTAGTTCGTCAAAGTCTACTAGTTCTGTTTCCCAAAACTGTTTCATTTTGCGGGCATGTGCTTGACTAGGCTGTACTTCTTTAAAGTGTTTTTTAAAGTCGAATCCTTTCGGATCAAACGACTTTGGGTCTGCTACCCAGCCTTCTAGCCATTCATCAATTGCTTCTGACATAGCAAACGACTGATCTCGGATACGCTCTTGAATTGTCGGAACATAAACGTTTGCCTTTTCTTTTTCTTCTTCTTTCTTTTCAACTACTACTTTAGAACCTTCTTCAATATAAACTTCAATTCGTTTCTTTAGAAATTCACTTGGTCCTTTCTTTTCTCCCATAGTGCCTGGAAGACTCTGCCAGTACTCATCTTCTTTTTTAACATAGTCAGGCGCACCATCTAAAAAACTCTTAGCGACAATCGCAGCCGTAACACTTACTGTGTGCCCGGGAGATGCTTTTGCATTTTTAATCTGTTCTTTGGTATAATCATTTTGTTCCATCCACTTCCAAATAGAAGGATACAAGTCAGAAGGTTTAAAATTTTCGTAATAAAACGATCGAACGTGTTCTCTATGGCGATGTATCTGTTCACCAGTCCATTCTTCCCAACCATCCCAACCGGGTGCTGCTAGTTTTGCTCCACGCTTGATACGAGGTGCTGCTCTTGGTGCTTTTTTCTTTGTTTTTGGAAGTGCCATTCATAAATCTCCTAACGTTCAAGTTGTAATTATATATACCTTTTTATTAAAAGTCAAGCTCTTTTGAGTGCCCAGAAGGTAGCATACTTGTCTGTGAGTGTGCCAATTATCTTAATACGGTGCCCAAACGAAACAGGATCTATAACGGAAGTCCAGTAAACATCTTCTGCTTTTTCCATACAGAACTTGCCTTCTGGAGTCTGCTGCCACTGGTAGATAGGCTCTGCGGCATAGATTTCTACATCTTCCACATCGCCCATTGTAAACTCGTGTAGAACATACTTAGCCTTCTGTTTCTTGATTCCAGACACAGCGTACAGGTTCTCGTTTATATTTTTTCGTGTACTACAAGTTGCCCAATAAGGTCGCTACGACCATTCCAAAAATCATCACGGTCGCTGTCACTAAACCCGCTACCGCAATTGACTTGGACCATTCGTCCATCATCTTCTCCAGCGCATACCAACGCTCCAAGCCGTCCTTCGTTTCGTCCTGTTCCTTCTTCGACATCTACTACCTCTAATGTTACTTCAATAAATGGCTTTGCTTTGAGCCATGCGTGTGTTCTTTTACATTCATAAGGAGCATCAACATCCTTAATCATTACACCTTCATATCCACCGTCTACAGCCGCTTTATTTAACGCTACAAAGCGGTCTTGTCCTTCTTGGGTATCCAAGTCTACATCTTCCCAGTCCAGTGCTTGTACGTGCTCTAAGACGTCTTTATGATCCTCTACCCAATGCTTGGTAATAAGACTACGAAAGCTCTGTGGCTTGTCCCAACTACCTGATTGAAAGCAGCCTAGCGGAATAGTATCAAACAAGTGCAGTACTGCGTCAGTGCTTTGTTTCCCGTCTTTGCGATGTACACTTTTCATAAGGTCTTGAAAGTTAGCACTCATTACTTCACCATCTAGTACCAGTGGATATGGTACAGGATACTCTTTAACTACGGCTTCAATCTCTTCAATGATGTGTCCGAAGTTATAAAACTGTTTTCCGTTGCGGCTGAACATTTCTACTTTGTTATCGCGGATGATTGTGATAACACGCACACCGTCCAGTTTGATTTCAATCTGCTTCTTGCCTACCATTTTCTTTTCATGCTTGGCACTGTCATGAGCAAGAGCACAAGTAAACATAGGCACAGTACCTGGTACTACTTTGTTTACAGTCTTTTCACTTACGCCACAGCGCAGGTCTTTGATAAGGACACGGCGATACCAATCATTCCATTGTTCAGTAGTAGCAACACCCATTGCCAATTCAATAGCATCACGTGCCGCATGTCCTGTTAGTTCGCGGTTTTGCAACTGTTCTGCTAGTTTAACAAAGTTAGTCCAAGTAAGTCCTTGACCTTCGTTTAGTCCTTCACGTACAGGAACCTGCTTAACACCAAATGTTACAAGCGGATCCAGTGCCATACGCAAGCCATCAAAGAACTCTGGCACACCTTCTTCGTGTGCTGCTCGAATAATGTCTTCTTTGTTAATACGACTGTTATGTATTTCTAGTTGTTGAATAAACCAAGTTGGTTGAGTTCTCATAATATTCCGGTTCCATTTCTAGTGATTCGTGAAAGTCAAATACTTCATAACCTTTTAATGTATATATTATAGCATCACGAGTAGAACAGAGCAAGAGTTTTTCTTCCGTTTTCTTGCCCTGCTCCCATTTTTCTATGCTGTAAAGACGATGCTCAATCATCCCAGTCAATCTTATTGTATTTGGGTTTCTTTTTAATCTTGTTCTTAATCACCTTAGGGCGGAAGGGACCATCTAGATCCCTAACCGCTTTAGCAACCCAATTGCGTTGCTTTGGTGCTTGCGGGCGTCTTGTCTTTTTAGACATTATCTTACCCTTAATTCCTCAATATTGATAGGAGTGTAGTCGATTTGCTCAACGCACACACATCTGTGGAACTCTGTTGGGCTTGGATTTTGGTGAATGTGTCCGTGTACGTTTACCATATTACCTTCACCAAATCTGTGACTCTCACCTAATGTACTGTTGTGTACAGGAACGTGGGTAAACAGCAGACCAAACTCGGGCCACATTCTCCACAAGTCAATCTTGCCCCACCAACCGCCGGCAGCGTGGAACTTGATGTTGTCGTGGTTGCCAACAATCAAACGCTTCTGTCCGTTTAAACGAGGCATATTAGTGTCCATCCACTCTTGCTTGCGAGTGCCAAACAACACATCGCCCAAGTGATACACTTTGTCGCCAGGTTTGACTACACTGTTCCAGTTAGCAATCATCTGCTCGTTCATGTCTTCAACGTCAGTAAAACGATCGCCACGAGTAGGACGACCTTCACGATCAGTGAAGTTTAGAATGTTAGCGTGATCAAAGTGTGTATCACTGATTACCCAAATATCTCTAGCCATGATGTGACCCTCTTTTAAACTATACACATAGTATAGCATCGTTTATCTTATTGTCAAGCCAAGATTTAATTTTTGACTGAACTTTAGGATCATTGTAAATTCTTCTGTGTATTTTTAAAATCCTAGTATTTTCGGTTACACTAGCAAAGTCAACTTCTTCTTTATACCAAAAACTGTGTACTTCGGTTTGGTCAAAGCGTTGTCCTTTTTTCTTTTGCAAATTTAATATCATTTCTAAACTATCATATAATATGAATTCACTAGGCATTCCAAATTTGCCCCACCATTTTATAAAATTAGATTTACTATTCCATATTTGAGGTATCTCACTTACTACTTCTTTTTTAATGTATCTAGGAGTTTGTATAGCATTTATCTTTTTGCTATTAATTCTAATTTTATAATGTTTGTATAATTTAGAAATCATAGGATCATAAAACCTACACCAAGGTTGACCTGTGCGCGGATCTGGATGTCGTTTATAATGATTCTTTTGCAGGTCTTTTAGTAATGTAGATTTTATAAAAATATCTTTACAGTCTAAACATATATAGTCGCAGTCAATTGGAACAAGGAGTTTTAAAAGTTGCTGTGTTACCCAACCATTAAAGTGCGGAGATTCTTGCTGAAGTATTTCATACTGAGACCAAACTCTAATATTCAACTTTAGATTGAGGCTGTTAATACGTTGTCTACATTCCTCTGTGTAGTTATCGTCTTCGTTGACAACAACATTAATGTTACAAGGTTCTAAAAATTTTTCGATACTTTTCAATTGCCATAGGCATAAATCAAAGTCATCCTTACAGGTAATTGTAACAACTTCCATTAAATTCTTCCATATACTAAATCTGCAATGTCTTTGTTAACTTCTTCGAGTGTAAGTTTACTCTTTTTGTCAAGACTTGATATAATATATAGTCTTAGTTTATCTAATTGTTCGTTATTATCTACGCCCCAACCGCTATCAGAAAGTTTATCGTGATGTTGTGTTTTAATGTATTTTTTAATCTCACTATCAATATAACCGTTACCTAGTTTGCTTAATAGATAATCTTTTTGATATTGCGTTAACATACTAATATCATAATGAGGCGGCGACCTTAGATAATTTAAAAATATATCATCTAAAGAAAATCCTACTTCTGCACAAAAGTCTTCTATACGTTGTCCACTCAATGAATTGAGTATGCTAACTGTTGTAGTAATTTTTATATCTAAGAAATCTTGCTCCATTGCATGTCGGAAGTTACGTTCTATAACTTCCCAATGTGCTGGTGGCCTTTGATACTCGTAATTTTTACCAATATCGTCAATACTGTACATTACAGTAATTTCTCTAAATTGTTTGAGTAAATTTAATATTCTGTCGCTAAGTTTTATAGAACCATTTGTAGCAAATTTTATGCGAATGTTCTTTGCTACGTCAGTTGCAATCATATGTTCTAGTAGCTCAAAGTGTTTTTCAATAAGAAACGGCTCACCGCCACTCAAATATATTGTTTCTACTTTATCAACAAACCCTTTGATATCTTCCCAGTTATTAGGATCGGTTGTCCAGTCCTTGCCAAAGTTTTTGTTTATGTGTCTGCCAAAAAGTTCAAGTTCGTCTTCGTTCCAATTATGACTATATTCACTATTGCAGATTCTACATTTAAAGTTACAAAGATTTCCTAATTTTAAATCTAGTAGGATAGGATTGTCTGCATGTATTGTATCTGTTCTTTCAAGATACTTACCATGCATTTCTAATTCATATTGACGTCTACTTTTGCTACCTTGTTCTTCAAGTTGCCAACATTTTTTACAACCTTTAGGTTCTTCGCCATTAATAAACTGTTCGCGCAATTTTACATATTCGTGTCTGTTCCAAATATCTTGTATAGTAATATTAGGATCATTAAAGTCAAGCATATTACCATCGTCGGTTTTCATATCCCAATGATACTCAGCACACGGACGTATAGATCCAGTTGCGCATATTTCCATCTGTGTCCAAGGAACAATACATTTTCTACTCATGTATCTATTTAACTGTTATGTTGGCCTGCCCGGAGAGATTCGAACTCCCGGCCTCAAGTTCCGCAAACTTGCGCTCTATCCAGCTGAGCTACGGGCAGATACAAGTTTATAATATATTCTTATAGACAAATGTCAACCGGAAATGGTAGTCCAGGTGGGATTCGAACCCACGACCTGCCGCTTATCTGGCGCTTACGGAGTATAAACCCGCTGCTCTACCGCTGAGC